GACCGATTGCCTGTATTGGCTGCTGCCGACCAATCGCCTGTATTGGTTGCTGCCGACCAATCGCCTGTATTGGTTGCTGCCGACCAATCGCCTGTATTGGTTGCTGCCGACCAATCGCCTGTATTGGCTGCTGCCGACTGATAGCCTGTATTGGTTGCTGCTGACCGATTGCCTGTATTGGCTGCTGCCGACTGATAGCCTGTATTGGTTGCTACCGACTGATCGCCTGTATTAGTCGCTACCGACTGCTCGCCTGTATTAGTCGCTGCCGACTGATCGCCTGTATTGGACACCTTGGCAGCATCCCAATCAACTTTACCTTTTATCCATTCAACGGCTTTTTTTACCATTTCTGGTAAGTTAATTTCGGTTTCGATCGTGATTTTTGCAGATGCAATTTTTGTATCATCACTATCTTTTGATGTTTCGCCGCTCATTTTAACTACAGCAAATTTACTTACCGCTGGATTGTAATAGCTAAGCACATCAAGCGAGTATTCGCAGGCGTGGAATCCACTATCACAAGCCTTAACATTACCTTTATGCTCATACGTTTTGCCTACCTCATACTGATAACCTCGACAAGTCCAGTCTTGCTTAAACCCTTTATAAGCTATAATTTCTTTGTTTTCTTCAGTCATTTTTGTCTCTCAAATTTAGATAATAAAAAAGCCACTATTGGTTAGTGCTTGTGGTGTAATTCAAAACGGAATATCATCATTAAACCCATCTTGTTCAGCTGCTGCGCTTAATGGGTCGGGTTTTTCTTTGTCTTTGGTTGGCTGTTGTGTTTCATTGTTTGCCTTGCTGTCTAGCATTTCAAAGGATTGTGTCGCTACTTTAAGTGCGGTGCGATTATTGCCGTTTTGGTCTAGCCAGCTTTCCTGTACCAGTTTCCCTTTTACACAGATTTTTGAGCCTTTTTGTAGATATTGTCTTGCTACATCAGCAGAATTGCCGTGCACCACAATGGGTATCCAATGCGTACGTTTAACTGTATTACCTTGTTTATCTAGGTAATCATCACCGATAGCAAGATTAAATGTGGCAATTTGCCCGCCATTTTGGAATTGGCGGATTTCTGGGTCACTGCCTAAATGACCGACTAATATAACGGTGTTGGTATTACGTGCCATTAGCGCATCTCCTGTATAAGTTGTTGATAATATTCTTGAGCAATTTCTACTCGCTCTTTGATTTTCTTGATGATTTTCTCATCACGTTTAATTATGACCGTCGTGATACGTTTTTCTTGAGGGATTTGCTCAACCAAGTCAATGTATCGGGTTGGGTCGTCATAGCTTGATAATTGGTCGTAAGGGGTGGGGAGGAGGATAAAATCAATGTGCGCTTCATCACAATCCCATAGCCACATATAGCCTTGCATTTGTGCGTCATAACCCGCTTTTTTCGCTTTTTCTTCTGCCTCGTCAGCAAAGAAAGGGTGTGAGCCAATATCCCAAGAGCATTTAGTATCTATGATTAATTTTCGACTTGGCACATAAATATCGCACTCGCCTGTAATCCAATCGTTTCCACGCCTTTCCGTGTTCTTTTTAAGCGGTAATCCACGTTTACGACCGCTTAACTTAATGGCTTGTTCTTCTAATGCGATGCCTTTCTCGGTGTATTTATTGCCTTCGAAATCTTGATAACCAAAGAGATCGAATTTAACGATTTTTCGCACCGCACTTTTGGCTGTCGCAGAAATTCCGTTACCGCTTTTAGGCTTTACCATTAAATCAGCCAAGCCAGAACATCTAGCTTTGAGTTTGTACATTTCCATTCTCAATCGCCTCCAACTCCGCAATCTGCTCTTGACTAAATTCATACGCCCCACTATCACAAAGTTCTTGCAGGGTGGTTTCGCCGTTGGCAATGCTTTGTTTGCATCGCTCGAATGTATTGCTATCTACGCTTGAATTTATAATTGGCTTTTCAGGTTCAAAATCGAACCAGTCTTTAGGGTGTGACATACCGTCTCTTAACGATTGATAAATGGTTCTTAATTGGACGACTTGGGCATGGCGCAATGATTCAAATTTACATTGATAACGCTTTCCAATCATCTCCTGCGTTACTCCAAAGTTATCAAAGAAAATACCAGCCATTTTCTTTAATCCTTCTGGGGAAACATCTTCATTTGCTTTCAATGTAACTGAGCATTGTTTAACTGCGGCCTCTATTACATCGCCAGGGATAACCCCTAAAATACAAGCTCTTAATCGTCTAGAGCCATTATTTGCTACTACTTCATATATATCTCTAGGGTCTGTAAGAATTTGTTTTCCTTTTTTTGTATATCTAACGTGTGGTACTTGAAAGACCTTAACTTGTCTTGTATTTGTTTGAATATCCCAAGCAAAAGCCTCAACAGTACTTTCTCCATTAGATTGACTTAATTCTCTGATACCGAATTGAATATTTCCCCATTCTTGAGCCAATGTCTCAGCTAGTCGGATTGATGGACCTTCTACTGATTGTCCTCCTCTAGGGTAGGAGTAAACCGCACTTTGAGCCAAAGTCTTTCTTGTACAAGATTTTAAAATTCGGTCCATTGCATCAATTGGATCGCGTGGGAATCGTTTCGCTATAACCATCATAGCCTGTACTTCTTGGCTTTCTCTTGCCGATTGAGTATCAATCATCCCATTGTGTTGTTCATTTTCTTTTATTTCTGTAGAGAAAATGTTTGCTATTTCCACCATATCTCATCTCCATTAATCTGGGTCATAATCATTCATTCTTGCGTGCAATTCACGCTCGGCGATTTTCTTAATCGCTTCTTGTCGATAGGGTTCATAACTTGCACCGCTACCAATAGCAAGCCAGAAATTATCGTTATCACACAGCATTTCAGTGAGTTCGTAAAAGTGCGTTTGGTCGCCTTGTTTTAAATCGTTGTCGATTTCCGTGGCGACTTCATCTAAAGCGATTTCATAGCCTGCTTGCCAATCCACTTTACGTTGGTGTGCAGCATCGAGTTGATAGTAGTAATCATCGGAGGGTTTCATTGCTTTTCTCCTAAAGTGCGGTTAATTTCTGCTTGTTTTTGTGCGGTGTAAGCCTGCAGTTCTTTTTCTGCTGCCAGCGTAAGATTAGGCGGTAAACATGCGCCGTTTTCATATATGCCACCTTTCAGTTCACACTGTGTTTCTGCTTGGATTTGTTGGCTTAATTCGTTATCGTGCCAATCGGTGGGGTGGGCATTGGCGTGTAGGCTAATCCCACCTACAATCAGGGCAATAATCAAGGCGGCGAGAAAATAGCAGATTCTGTTTAGCCATTTTTCACTGCCTTTCATAAAGTGCGTGAAGCTTTGTTTTTCTTGGCGTAATAGGGTTTTTGAGCGTTTCATTTTTGTTTCCTTTTTAGTCGATTTGTTGAATTTCGGGTGCAAAAAACGCCCCACAGGAAAGGTGGAGTGTGAGACGGTGGGAGTAAGGATTATTTAAATACTGCTTTTTTAGCTGTTGGCGTTGCAAGCAGGCTTGCCATACCTTGTACGAACATAAGGCGTTCGGCACTTGCGTGAATGTAGGCTTGGATGTTTTCCATACATTGGCTGAGTGGTTTGCCTAAGTTGTGGAGGTAATGGCTACCAAAGTGGCGGTCGATATCTATACCGATAAAGGTTGGTTGCACTTTGGTGCGTAAGTCGCTTGCCTGGTAAAGAAAATGATAGGCTTGCACCAGTAGGTTTAGGGGTTCATCTGCAAGCGGTTGGATTTCTTTCGTTTTTTGCAAAATTTCACGATCTAAAATATCGAGTACCCATTTGCGGAAGTCTTTGGCGACTTTGGTGCGGGCGAACATGGCAATCAGGTGTGCACCACGAAGCGAGAAGATACGCACTTTTTGTATTCCGCCTGCGGTAGGCATTTCGATAAGTGCGGTCATTTCTGCAGTGAATTCGTCTGCGTTGCGGTCGTAGATCCGCATAATATCGCTTGTTGGGTTTTTATAAGTTAATGCCAAGCCTAGATCTCTTGCTGAGATAAAAGTTTGGTTGTGTTGGTTGATAACTGAAAGGGAAGTAGTTTGAAAAGTTAAAGTTGTCATTTTTGACTCCGCTCAAGTAAGTTTTAAAACTCATCACAAGCAACGCCAATTACTGGTGATGAACTGTTCAAGGTTGGCGTACCGTAGAGCGGTGTAAACGGCGATCTTTCGATCCCTCAAACAGTCCATCATTGACAACTTTCAAAAGGGTGGGGCAAATTGCCACTACCTTTGAAATGTTTGATTTACTGATTTTCAGCTATAAAAAAAGCCGCATTGTGCGACTGTCTTTCTAACCGCACCACTCTATTCAGGAACGCCAATTCCCGACTTTCTGTTGAAAGTGGGGGTATCCTAAATGATTGGGCGGTGGGTGTCAATAATCTTTTTATTCTTGAAGCAAAGGTTTTTCTTTTAGTTGTTCCAGTACATTTGTTTGTAGTAGTGAGTTCATTTGTTGAATGGCAAGGCGATTTAATATCGCAAGGCGTTCTTCTTGAGAAATGCCTTGTTGAATAAGCAATGCATTCTGACTTTCTAAGCTTGCTAATACAGTTAGCTGTTCAATGGTTGCGTGTTCACGCATATTGCCTTTTACTTCAGGGTTTACATCTTTCCATTGTTTAGCTGTTTGCCCAAATAAGGCTTGATTTAAAATATCTGCTTCAGTGGCATACACAAATTGATGTTGTTTTGTGTTAAGTAATTTGGGAATGAGGTGGGCTTTGATAGCATCAGTATGTATGCGGTAATTTGCCTTGCTAAGAATGCGTTTAACGTTCCATTCTAATTTGTTATCTTCGGCTTCTTTTTGTTTTAAGCGTTGGAATTCTTTGATTAGGTAGAGTTTGAATTCTGGGCTTATCCACATTGCAAATTCTAATGCAATATCTTTGTGAGCGTAAGTTCCACCATAACGCCCTGCTTTGGCTTGTAAACCGATAGCATTAGTTTGAGCAACAAACTCTTTAACGCTAATTTTAAATCGATTTAAACCAGATTGACTTTTAATTAGGGCGAATTCGCCATAATTAAAATTAGGATTGTTTAGCTCTTCCCAGATACCGATATATTCAAGCGTATTACGGTTTCTGAGCCAATCGCTAATAAAAAATTCCCCATCTTTTGCTTTGAGCATATCCGTTAGGTTGATGTAATCTTCACCATTTTGTTCCATTACGCGAATTTCAGCATCTTTTACAATGATTACATTAGTCATTTTTACCTCTCAGATACAAAAAAAGCCGTTTTAGACGGCTTGAGTGCTGAAAGATATTAATCTGAAGTAGGGATTGTGTCAAATATTTAAAAAAACCTTTCGAGCGGTCAGTGGAGTAGTGCAATCAGTCTTTGCTGATTTTGTCTAGAATAGGGCTGTGATTACACTTAATTTCTAATTTTTCCATTGTTGCATTCCTCGTTTGTCTGCCATTTCAAAACACACTTCATCTATCATTCGCAACGGTTTCACATGCCGTTGTGTCTCTGTACTAGCAAATGTGTTTTGAAATATCCACATTGGGATATTCGCCTGCTTGAGCTCCACTTTCGGCAACTGCACCGTTTTTCACTGGCTTTGCATGGGCAGACTTTAAACCACAGTGTTATTAAGTAGGTTAGGGCTTTTAATCTAACGACCGCTTAATACCGTTATGCACTGTGATTCTGTGAGATAAATTGTTAAAGAGCGTTGAGATGTTGGTTATGTGTATCTCGTTTTGATGGGTGTATATTATCTAAAAGATAAAACTATATCAATATAAATTTTACTTTAAAGATAATAAATATTTATCTTTTTTATTATCTATTTGATTTTTAAGGAAATAGATTTTAAGCAAGGCGATTTAAGTGGTGGTTTTTTGAGCGGCTTGTTTGCCGAAAGTTGTAGAAAGTTAGAGATTTGGTAATAAATTGGGTGAGATTAGATTCAAAGGCAATAGAATTTAAATGCCGATAATCATCTAAAAAGTATCGATTATTATAAAAAATCTTTGTATAATACCCACAATAGGAGAGTAATTATGATTGAAGCAATTGATTTATTTTGCGGAGCAGGTGGTTTAACCGCAGGCTTACAACAAGCTGGCATTAAAGTAAAAGCAGGGTACGATATTGAAGAGCAGTGTCGCTATGCATTTGAATTTAATAATCACGCTGAGTTTGTCAATAAAGATGTTTCTTTAGTAGATAATGAAGAGATTGCTCGCCGTTTCTCAAAAAAAGCAATTCGATTATTAGCCGGTTGTGCCCCTTGTCAGCCTTTTTCAAAGTATAACCAAGGAAAAGACACAACAACCGATAAGAAATGGCCACTGTTATATGCTTTTGCTCGTTTAATTGAGGGAAATCTGCCTGAATTGGTCACAATGGAAAATGTGCCTGAAGTGGTTAAGCACCAGGTCTATCATGATTTTGTGAAAAAATTGGAAAACCTCGGGTATCATACTTGGGCGGATACGGTGGTTTGTGCGGATTACGGCGTGCCACAACGCCGCCGCCGTCATGTATTACTTGCTTCGCGGTTAGGGCCTATCCACTTAATTGATCCTACTCACAAAGAGAAATGGATAAACATTAAAGAAGTTATCGGACATCTTCCTGCTATTAACGCAGGAGAACAACACCTTGATGATCCTCTGCATCGTGCAGTTTCATTAAATACACTTAATTTAAAACGTATCCGTGCTTCCAAGCAAGGTGGTTCTTGGAAAGATTGGCCAGAAGAGCTACAGTTGGCGTGCCATAAAAAGTCCTCTGGCTCTACCTATGTAAGTATTTATGGGCGAATGAAATGGGATGAACCAAGTCCAACAATGACAACACAATGTTACGGATATGGTAACGGTCGTTTTGGACACCCTGAGCAAGATAGAGCTATTTCACTAAGAGAGGCTGCAATTTTCCAATCGTTCCCTGATGATTATCAATTCTACCCAGTAGATAGTAAAATGCAAACTAAAGACGTGGGTAGAATGATTGGTAATGCAGTTCCTGTCCGATTAGGAGAGGTTATTGGGTTAAGTTTACAGCATCATTTAAAAATCTATCATTAAGATAAAATCTATCATTAAGGGATATTTCTAGCTTATCTTGAATATCTAGAAATATCCTTTCTATCTCCTTTTTACATACCATTAACTGTTCTACTGAATACGCTAGCCCAATCTCGCTAAAATCTTTTTCTCCGTGTGCAAGTTGGTTTCTAATGTCTTTCAAAGTACGCAAGTCAATTTCTGCTTGGAAATGAAATTGGATGTCTGATATCTGGTATTCCTTCAATATATCTTTAAATATCCTGCCATCAACATTTCCATTAGCAATATCTGTTTTTTCAGGTTTGTAAATTTTGAATTTATCTTCAAACAAATTTTTTAAAGTTTGATGTTTTTGCTCAGCATTGCTATTTTTAGGGAATAGATAACCTGAGATTATATTCTGAATATATGGTTTTAGCTCAAAAAATGAGACTTCCTGATCATGGATATCATCATAAATACTATAAATAAATTCCCTAAAGAAAAACTCTACCTTGTTGTATAACATAACAAGTATGTTTGCCTTTACAATATTACAAAGTTGCTCATCCCCTAAGGAAAGAAGATGAGTATATAACTTGTCTATATCCTCATCCCTTTTTCTCAAATCTTCTTTTAGTGCCTCTAATACCATTAAGCTTGACCCAATAATTTGTTTTTTACAAAATCAATTCTTGCAGTTAATTTTGATTTATTATTCGCTGCATCACTTGTAACAACATTACGGTACTCTTCGGAATTAAACCAGCTTGAGATGTTGTCAGTATCTAATCCTTCAACCCCATTATTTTCTTTAATTGCAAAATATGTACCTAAAGCAATAGACTCAAAAAATGTTCTTGAGGTAGAGCTTGCATTTTCTGATTTTTTAAAGCCAAAAGGAAAATATTCATCAACGAACTTCATAACTTGTTGAAATCTATCCAAATACTCTTGAATATTTAATTTTTCCTTTGGAATACTTGCCATCTCATTAAAGTATTCATCAAGGAATGTTCTCACACTATTTTTATAGTCTTTAAGTTTATCTCCGTAACCAAAGAAGCGTAACACTAATTCTGCGTAATCTTCGTTGCTTCTTCTACTTCTTGAAAGAGGTGACAATGTTCTAAACAACTCATTCTTTGAGCAAGGGTCAATCACTTTTGTATAAAAAGCTGATGTAGCACTTTCAGAGCCTCGTCGTTGTTCCATTGGAATTAATGGTTTAATACCTGAATTGATGCGTTCAAATAAATCGCGTTTGTATTCGCTATCATCTGACCTTAATTCCATAATGCGTAAAGATTCCCGTAAGAATCTTCGCTGTCTTCCTGCGGGTAAATCAGAAAATTTAAAACCCTCCAATTCGGTTAATTCTTTTAATTCTGATAATGGAAATTCATCCTGAACAAAGTAATAAATAGCTCTAATTCGTTGAGAGCCGTCAATAATTTCTACTCGGCCATCTAAGTCAGGATTTTCATTAAAACTATCTGCTATATAAATATAAGGGATAGGTAAAGTGAGTAAGATACTTTCAATAAATCTAGAGGCTATACGCTCATCCCATTTGTAATCGCGTTGGTAATCTGGGATAAATAATTCGCTATCAGAATCAGGATCACCGCCATTCCCAAATTTCTCTAAAATAGTCTGGATAGACCATTCTCTTAACCCGAATGAAATCTCTCGTTGTTTTTCAATAATTGCCTTTTCAGCTAGGTCTTTTTGTTCTTTCGTTATCATATTTTTTCCTTATTATCACAAATCCAACACCAAGCTCTCTTTGGCAATGCCTGCTATATATTGCATTTTGCGGATGTTTTCTTGGTAAAGGTTGATTGGCTCGTGGTTTTCATTCACGGAATAGAGCGTGAGTCTGCCACCTTGTTCGTAGGCGTAGATTTTAACCATTACCTGATCTTCATCGGTAACAACAAGCACTTCATCCCCATTTTTAATTTCGTGATTAGGTTCAATAATCACGTATTCACCGTGCTTGATACGTGGGGTCATTGAATCGCCCTGACATTTTAGGGCATATACATCTTCATCACGGCTTGGCCACCAGATGTAGCCATCGCCTTCGCCTACGGGGTATTCTAAATCGATCCAATGCCCTTCAGTTCCTAATTGGGCGTAGCCGCGAATAGGCACATGGTTCACGGGTATGGAACGCATTTTCAGGAAGTTCACGCCTTTCGGATTTTGGCTGAGGTCGTCATAAAGCAAGCTGTCTGCAGACACGAGGAATAATTGCTCAAGAGTACTTAAAAAGAGCTTTTCATTTTCCACGTTATCAGAATTTAGCAGCTCTAACAAGCAGCTTTTTTCAATCTCGGTTCGCTCCGCCAAAAGTGGGAGCGAGATGCCTTTTTTACGCATTAAGAATTTGACGTTATCCAGCAGGTGGACAGGCTGTTTCTCTTCAATGGCTTGATGCTGCTGATCTAACCAACCTCTTGGCTTACCCATTCCATCTTCTAATTTTGCAGCAATTTTATCGCCAATGCCTTTCGGCTTGCCGTTTTGAATAGCATTTTTATTCTTAATTTGTAGTAAATAACTTACTGCAATTCCTGTTTTAGAAGCCAGTTCTGAAGTGCTGCCTGCCTCATCAATAAGTAAAAGTAAATTATCGTGGCGGATCTCTTTCATTGTTTTCATAAATACCCCCTTGAGTTAGTTCATTATTGTTATTTTATTATCAATTGGATAATAAATAAATATGATCTATCTATTGATTTTTTTTACCTATAAGATAATATTTTGATTTATTTTTTAGATAAATGATATTTGTATGAAATTAAGAGATTACTTTGAAAAACAAGGAAGAGGGTCGCTTACCTATCTTGCCAAACAAATGGGAGCGAAAACATCAAATGTGTGCCTCTGGGCTAAGGGTAAAAAGAAGGTGCCAACTAATCGCTGTCCAGACATCGAACGCATCACAGAAGGCAAGGTAACTTGCGAAGAGTTACGCCCTGATGTGAATTGGGGTGTGTTACGTAATTCAAAAGGGCAATAAAAAAACCAAGGCTCATTTTTGATTTTTATTAAAAAACTTATCTAGCACAACAGGCAGAAGAGTAAGGTAACAAAGGACATAAAAAGAATGAGTAAATTGCAAAGTAGATTGCGCATTATTGCACAAATTTGGCGAGAGGATAGCGAGTTTCGTTACTTTACGGCGATTGCCATTCTTTTTGTGGTGGTAAGTTTTTTTAATAAAAAAGCCACGATCAGGTTTCGTGGCTAATTCATTAAGGAATATATAGATGAATCAATTATTAACGATTACGAAAGAAAACGCAAGTACTTTGACGATGAGTAGTCGTGAAATTGCGGAATTAATCAATAAAAACCACAGCGATCTGTGTCGTTCAATCGAAAGACTTATCGCAAAAGAGGTAATTGGGGGGTATCAGCCAATGGCTTACACCCATCCACAGAACGGTCAGACTTATTATGAGTACCATCTAAGCAAACGAGATAGTTTAATTGTTGTTGCTCAGAATTGTCCTGAATTTACTGCGGCAATCGTCGATCGCTGGCAAGCGTTGGAAAATCAACAAAAACCAACCGCACTTATTCCGCAATCTTTTTCTGAGGCGTTGATGTTAGCCGCTCAGTTACAAGCAGAAAAAGAGCGTAATGCGCCTAAAGTCGCTTTTGTTGATCACTATGTGGAAGTAGGGACGAGTAAATCATTTCGTGAGACGGCGAAGATTTTAAAAATGCCTGAGCGTGCATTGGTTAATCGCTTGGTGGAAGATAAATATTTGTATCGTCAATCGGGCGTGCTTTTGCCTTATCAATCGGCACACACGAAAGATCTTTTTACGGTTAAAACAGGTACCGCTGAACACGGTCACAATTACACACAGACACGCGTAACAAGTAAAGGCATTGAATTTATTGCGTCACGTTATGCTTCGGAGTTAATGCTATGAGTATGCGATTAATGGTTCAAGCAATGAATTGTAAGGTTGGCAATCCTGCTAGAAAACTTGTGCTTTTAAAACTGGCTGATAATGCCAATGATGATGGAATTTGTTTTCCAAGTTATCAATACATTGCCGATAAATGCGAGATGACCCGACGTAGTGCAATCAATCACATTGAATATTTAATCAAAATGGGATTAGTAAGCAAAAAAGAACGTAAAAATAAAGATGGTTCCATCTCAAATTTATACTTTTTACACCTTGAACAAGGTAGTGAAAATTTTGCACTGGGTAGTGAAAATATTTCACTAGGTAGTGAAAATTTTGCACTAGGGGGTAGTGAAAATATTTCACCCAGAACCAGTCACTCTTTAGAACCAGTCAATGAACCTAAAAAAACTACGCAAAAAAGCGAATCCGAAATGTTGCTTGAGCAGTTCGGTATTACCGGACAACTGGCGAAAGATTTTATCGCACACCGCAAAGCCAAAAAGGGCGTAATTAACCAAACGCAACTCAACCGTCTGCAAAAACAAGCGGACAAGGCGGGGATTTCGATTTGTGAAGCGGTGGAGATTTGCATTGAACGCAACTGGCAGGGATTTAACGCATCGTGGGATTGGCGTGATGAGAAACTGCGACCAAATTTACCGCACTTAGGGCAATCACACCCCAACAAACCCAAATTTGACGATACGCAGACAGGCTGGTCTGCAGGAATGAATTTCACAGTGGACGGTACGCAATGGCAAATTCCATAACAGAAAACCAAATTAACACGCTCCCGCCAGAACGAGCACAGCGTGCGGAAGAGACGATTAACTGGCTCTTTAACGAGCTTAAATCAATTTTTCTTGGTTGGCGTGCAGCCTTTGAAACCGAAGCGGATTATCTCTCTGCCAAAAAAACTTGGTTGCGTGTGTTGGCACGAGAAAAAATTACGAGACCTCAGTTGGAGAACGGGCTTTGTGAAGCAGAAAAATCGCTTGATAAATTTTTACCTAGCGTAGGGTTGTTTGTTTATTGGTGCAAAGCCTACGACTATCACGCACTGGGTTTACCGAACGAAGCGGAATTATACCAACGTTATAACACTTTCTTAGGCTATGCCAGATTCAATCGGGATGAATTTCAATATCGTTCAAAAGTGGAATTTTGGTTGCTTAAAAATCTGTACGAAAAGTGCAAGAAAAAATCGGAAGAGGACACGTTGAAAGCTATTCCGAAATTACTCACAGAAGCGGTAGAAAAAGTGCGGTCGAATTTTCCTTTTGAGGATGTTCCGAAAATGATTCCAGCAAAACCAAGTTTTTACGATAAAGCGAAGGCTGATAAGGCACGAGATAGCTTGATGGCAATGATGAAAGGGGCATTGCAATGACAGAACAACAATTTGATAAAGATACATGGCAAACACCACGCTATGTCTTTGAATGGCTATCTCAACGTTTCGGGTTGTTCGATCTTGATGGTTGTGCAACAGCCAACAACGCCTTGACATGTCACTATATCGGCGAACCTAACTCAGATAATGATGAGCATCAATCAATCGCAGATGACTTTCTAATGCCGATTGAGCAAATGTTAGATGTATTGTTGGATGAAGTCGCAGAATGTTGTTCGGATCCGTTAAGAATCTATGTGAACCAGCCTTATTCCAACGTTACACCATATTTACAACGTGCGAAAGAATTATGTGATGCTGGTTATTTAGTCGTGATGTTACTCAACAATGATAAATCTACTCAATGGTATCAAAACCACATTCAAGGCGTGGCGAATGAAGTGATCGATATTACAGGTGGTCGAATTGCATTTATCAACCCTGTAACAGGAAAAGAAATCAAGGGGAATAGCAAAGGACAAATGGTCGTAGTCTTTGATCCAACAATGGAAGACTTTGTCACACGTTCAGTAAGTCTTGATTTTATTAAAAAGATTGGTGGGTATAGCAATATGAGTTTTGAAGAACATAACAATCGCAAGAAAGCGAATAAGTTTGCTGAATATATTACGGGCGAATCTCTTCGCCGATATTTGGCTGAGAAAGTCGAGAAGTACTTAGGTAAAAATCCAAGTGTTTTTGATGGTGCAGCAGGCAGCGGACAGCTTGAGCAATTTATTCAACCAAGTAAGTTTATTGCAGTAGAAATTCAAGCGGAATCATGCGCGGCATTAGCCAATAATTATCCAGATGCTGAGATTCATAATACGAGTTTTTTCTTGTATCAAAGTGAGCCAAAAAGTGATTGTGTTGTAATGAACCCGCCATTCTCACTTAAATTTAAAGAACTTGCCGAAGAAGAAAAGGCTGCTATTCAAGCAGATTTTCCGTGGAAAAAATCAGGTGTGCTTGATGATGTTTTTATGCTGAAAGGATTAGCCAATGCGTATCGTTTTGGGTTTTTCATTATGTTTCCAGGTATTGCCTATCGAAACACCGAAAAAACACTCCGTGAAGTTATTGGGAATCAATTAGTCGAGTTGAATTTGATTCAAAACGCTTTTGAAGATACGCCTATTTCGGTGCTTTTCTTGGTGGTTGATAAAACTAAGTCGAACAACAAGACATACCGTGAGTTGTATGACTGTGCCACGAATAAAATAATTAACGCTGATGAATGGCTAATTGATTCTGATAAATGGGACACGATATCGCCACCCGAACCACCGAAAGAAAAAATCGATCCAATGAAATTAGAGTTGATGTCGCAAGCTCAATTAAAAGAGCAAATTCGCGCTCAAATTCAATTTAGCGGTATGGTATTTGATTTGGAGCGTTGGCCTAGAAAAGATTTTGAGAAATTTTGCGATGAAGTCTGTGCATTGATTCAAGAAGAGAAAAAATCAAATCGATTTTTATTTGGCTGGGGCGAATGATGAAAGATTTTTATATTTACCGTAGCGCATATCACGACGGCTCAACAAAAGGCTTTCGCCACGGTATTAAACATAAACGGCACGATTGCTTTCGTGGAGATGTGAGGGTGCTACAACGTATTGACGGCAAAATAGTACAGATTTCTCGCGTACGAAAACGCTTTAAAACTTATGAAGAGGCGCACGCGTGGGCACGTTGTGTGGAGTATCTGGAATGATTATTCCAATGATGAAAAATGCTGGTGGTGTATTTTGTCCAGCCGATGAAATGTACTTGCCAGATTTACAATCATTCAAAAACGGTGAGATTTATGAGATAGAACTCAAACGCATGCGCAATCCAGCCTTTCATCGTAAAGTGTTCGCCTTTTTTAAATTCTGTTTTAACCATTGGGCTGCAGATAAAACAGAATGGGAACACTTTGATGAGCGCAAGCAATTTGACACCTTTCGTAAACATCTAACGGTATTGGCGGGATTTTACGAATCTACATACAACATTAAAGGGGATTTGCGGATTGAGGCGCAATCCTTGAGTTATGGGAATATGGAGCAAGCAGAGTTTGAAAGCTGTTACAAAGCGTTAATTAGTGCAGCAATCAAGCATATTTTTAACGATACAACCGATGAAAATACGTTAAATCAGTTGTATGCGTTTTTTGGGTAATTATTGCCGTAGCTCTTTTTGTGAGGCAATCGCTAAAAAGTGGCTGCGGTCTTTGTAGATTGGATTGCTTGCAACACGGCTATCAATACGTTTGATAAGGTATTCAGGCAAGCTGATATTAATACGGTGGCGTTTGCCTTGATATGCGGAAATATCTACATCAAGCAACAACCAAGTATCGCAATAGTTAAAATCTTCTTGCGTTTGGTAGTGACGATAGCCTTTGTCTTGAAGTTCGTTGATATCTAAGCCGTCTTCAAACATCATTTCTAAGATGGAGTGAATGGCATCAGTTACCTGCGTTGGGATTTCTTCAAGGGTATCAGCGGCACTAAAGCAGGAATATTCTTCAGTAAATAATGCTGGCACCGTAATGCCGTAGGCTTCATTTTCATTTGTTGGGGTTTCAATGCCGATGGTAAATAACATAGTCGCTCCTTGTGGGTTAGCTCGGCAGAGCTATAGAAGCCCTGCCGATTTTTTAATGGATCTTAATGTGCCGATGGGTACGTGTTGTTTTGGGTGTGGTACGGGGAACGTCTTCCCTATGATGGGCGATTGCCAGATTTGATGATCGCCTTTACCGTGCCTAACAAAAGTACAACCTGCATTTTTAAGTTCCTTGATTAAGTCGCTGGATCGCATGCTTCCTCCTTGTCGTCTTAATCACGATAAATTATACACAAGGATACACACAAGTAAAGGATGAAAATGAAATTAAATGATGACGAGATTCTAGAATTAAAAATCGTACTTTTTATTGTGGCAGTTTGGGGAATGTTTAATATAGTGGTTAGCTAATGGCGAAAGAATATCAATGCAAAGTCTGTGGCAAAGCATTTGTAAAAACCTTTAGCTCGACACAGAAAGTTTGCTCGCCTGAATGTGCGATTAAATTAGCTCGAGATAATGCACAAAAAGCACAAGAACGAGCAGAAAAGAAAAAGCAAAGGGAACGTAAGGCTAAATTAAAAAGTCGTTCAGAATGGCTGAAAGAGGCGCAATCGGTCTTTAATAAATTTATCCGTTTACGAGATAAAAATGAACCCTGTATCAGTTGTGGTCGGTATCATCAAGGCAAATATGACGCTGGACATTATCGGAGTGTGGGGGCGTGTCCTGAATTGCGATTTTGTGAGCTGAATGTACATAAGCAATGCGCACCCTGTAATGACCACAAGAGCGGCAATATTATTGAGTACAGAATCAATCTCGTCAATAAAATCGGTGCAGATAAGGTGGCGTGGTTAGAACGCCAAGACCACGAACCAAAGAAATACACCATTGAAGATTGTAAGGCGATTATTAAGTATTACAAGGCAAAAATTAAGGAGCTTACGTGAATATTGATGTGATTTCAGTTGAATTTGGTTATTGGGCTACACCTCGTTATGAGACTGAATTTCCACGTGTAGCCGCAGGGTTTGCAGAAATGAAATGTGATGCT